AATGACAAAACTCACACAACCCATATCGATCAAGGAAGATGCTCCAGCCGCTCCACGGACGAGAGCGCAAGCTCTTCCGCTTGCAGAGCCTACGGCTCCGAGTGACGCGGAGAACATCTGGAGTAAGCCCGAGAGCTGTCGTGCCTGCCCGCTCTTCCTGGAACCCGGTCCGGTCTGGGGAAAGGGAACGCGAGCCGCCGCCATGATGATCGTGGGCGAAGCTCCGGGTCAGAACGAAGTCGACTGGCCAAACTACTACGACCCGGACAAGCACGGGCCGCCTCGGCCTGGCGCAGCTCACGCCTTCCGCGCAGATCGCATGGCGCCTTTCATCGGCGGATCCGGTGCCTACCTAACCAAGCTCATGGCGCATGCCGGGATTCATCGAGAGCGCGTGTGGGTCACGAATCCGGTCAAATGCCGACCTCCAAACAACCGGCTGCCAACCTCCGAAGAAATCAACTGTTGTCTTCCGTTCATCGCAGAGGAAATCGAAGACATCCAACCCAACGTTATCGTCACGGTAGGAGGTCTCTCCCTTGAAGTCCTCGCAAAGAAATCGCCCGTTGGTATCTGGAGAGGCGTCCCAACAGCCGCCCTCTTCAGCAGAACCCTTCGCGACGGAAGCGAAGCTCCCTACAAAATCTTCCCGACTTGGCACCCCGCCTTCATCATGCGGGCCCAATACTACTACCCGTTCGCGGTCCATGACTTGGAAAGAGCGAAGTCTCAAAGCGAGTTCCCGGAAATCATACGCACTCCGATCCACATTGTCCGAGACGCAAACACGACACGTGATCGAGAACTTGTGCTTGAAGGTGTTAGAAAACGAGGATGTTTCACCTTCGACTTCGAAACGACGGGCCTCATGGACAACCCCGAGAGTACTATTCTCCATTGCGGAATTGTCGCGTGGCCGGATACGGCTCACGTGTTCAATTGGACCGCTGGTACTAAGCAGTTATTTCAAGAACTACTTGATGACCCTAAGGTCGAAATCATCGGTCAGAACATACTCAACTTCGACCTCCCGTTCGCGGAAGAAAAAGGGGTGAGGGTTCGCTGGACGAACGTGTTCGATACGATGGTCGCGTTTCATTTGACGAATTCGTCCTATGGCCAGACTTCTGTCGCAGAGCAGAACTCAAACACCTATCGCGTCCGTGGGGCAGAGAAGGACCTCTCCTTCATCGCAAGCAATCACACTGACATTGAATATTGGAAATCCCGCGAAGCGTATAAGAACGATCTCATCGGAGTCTGTGGAACAGACTGCATCGCAACGGATCGAGCTGCGACTCATGCCTCTGACGGATTGAAAATAGAGCTTCGGAAGTACGGCATGGAAGACCTCTACTGGAAGCACGTTCTTCCGGTTCATCCGGTGCTCCGACGAATGACCCAGCGTGGAGTGAACGTAGACATCAAGGAAGCGTGGATCGTTTCTCAGACTCTTGAGATTGAGGCGGATCAGCTCGAAGCTACGCTGAAGGAGGGCTTAGGAAAGCCCGACCTGAACCTGAACAGTTCGAAGCAACTCCTTCACCTGCTCTATGGAGATCCCGCTGAAGGAGGCATGGGCCTTCCTCCGATCTACGGCAAACCTAAAAAGGGAGAAAAGAGCGGGCGACCTACAGCAGATAAGACGGCGCTTGAGACTCTTGCGGTTCGATCGCCCGAAAACGTCATCCTTCGCTTGATTGTCGACATTCGTCACAAACGCAAGATGAAAGCCACCTTCATCGACCCGATGATGGAGACGGGTCGGGTCCACGCGACGTTCGGTGTCAGCAAAGCCGCGAACGGCCGGTTCAACAGCTGGAACCCGAATGCTCAGAACGTTCCGGAGGACATGCGGAACATTTGGATCCCCGATGATGAAGATCATATTCTGATCTCAGCCGACAGCTCTCAGATTGAATGGCGTAATGCCATGATCCTGTCCGGCGACCCGGTTGGCCTTGAAATGCTCGCCTCCGGTGTTGACAATCACAAAGCGGTAGCAGCGGAATCACTCTCGAAGCGAATCGAGGACGTGACGTCTACGGAACGTCACGCGGCGAAATTCATCATATACGGACTCGCATACGGGCGCGGAGCAGCCTCTATCGCCTCAGCGCACAATCTCCCCTTCGACTTCGTTCAGAGATTCATCTCTCGGTTCTTCGCTCGCTTTAAGGTCTTCCATGCATGGCGAGAAAGCCTTCTTCGTGACGTAAAGCGACAGCATTACCTCGTCAATCCGTGGAATCGTCGTCGGTGGTGGTGGACATATGAGATGACCGAGGCGATGAACTTCGAGCCGTCAAGTACCGCAGCGGATCAGATGATAGAAGAGCTCTTACTCTTAGACCGTGAGCTTCCAAAGGGCGCAACGCTCCGCCTCACCGTGCATGATGAGATCGTAGCCGATTGTCCGAAGTCGATCGCGCGAGAGACGATCACCTGTATCCGCACCTGCATGCAACGAACCTGGCCCGAGGTTGTTGAGTTCAGCGCAAATCCTGAAATCGTAAAGCACTACTATCCAAATGGCTGGTTCGTGCCTGCTGACGTCGGGATCGGGATGAACTGGCGAGATTGTAAGTCGAAAGCGCCAGAATCGGTTGAAGCACGGAACGCCCTTGTAAAGTACTTGGGACTAGAAGACCTGTTCGAGAAGAAAGCTTAAGATCGTGACTCCATATCATGTCTACTACCTCGTCGACCCACGAAGCGCAAGAATCAGATACGTTGGATGTACGAAAGATCCCGACACCCGATACCGGATGCACCTCGCTGGACGGTCGACGCTGTCTAATGTCGCCTTATTAGAATGGCTCCTTGACGTCATTTCCTCAAACGCCATTCCCGTTATGCAGGTCATTTGCATCGCCGACGGGAAGCAAGAAGGATACCGTATTGAGGACTTACTTATCAAGAGCTTACTAAATCGCGGCGAAAACCTCCTTAACATGGATCCCGTTGAAGTAAACATCCGCCGAGGCCAAAGTATTCACGAAGCCGCGATGGCACGGGTAGATTTCGTAGCTATATGGCCTCGACCAGAAGAGGTGAACCGTCGAATTAGCGCCGCCTTAACGGGACGAGTCTTCTCGGAGTCGCATCTTGCGAACATGAGAGCAGCTGCTCTCGAGTCGTGGAAGAAACGTCGAGAGCGAGAAGGCGTAATCACCAATACCTGTCCTATTGGATGTACTTGCCGGAAACACCGTTCTCTTGATCCTGAATTTCTTAGGCGACGTGGGGAACTAATTCGTGAGGCGTTACGATTACGTAAAGAGCGATTAGAGAATGGGGGAAGAGCATGATTAGTCTGGCGCTGGAGATCCCTACTGCGTATCTGCGGTGGTGGTCACCATTAACTGATATAGATTTCGCATTAGCCCATCAGATCCTAAAAAGTTCTGACTACGCGAAGTTCTTCGCGGCGCAGCCAGAAGGTCGAGAAATCCTGATGGATAACTCGTTCCACGAACTTGGCACCCCACTTCCCATCTCTGATCTAGCGAAAGCTGCCAGACTTTGTAACGCGACCTACGTCGTCGCTCCAGATAAGCTCGGCGAGCCTATCTGGAATGAGAATCAGTTCCATGCAACGAAAAAAGCTCTTCCGAACGAATCCGTCGTTCCAGTCATGAGCGGACGGAATCCGGAGGAACGAAGACTCTACCTTCAGTCGGTCCGCGCTTCGCGCATGCTTCTTCTTCCCTACCGAGAACAGCGACTCACCTGGTTTCACGAACAAGGCCATCTCATGGTCCAGAATTGGAAACGGATCCATCTTCTCGGCGTTTCGACGCTCGAAGAGCTCCGAGCGTTCGTCGGAATCTCGGAACTGTCTCCGGATGTGCTTTGGTCCGTCGATACTGCCAAGCCCGTTAAACTTGGTGTCATCGGCCGTAGAATCGACGACGGAGCTCCGCTTCGCGGATTGAAACTCACATCGAAAGACCTTCTCGACCTGAAGGGTCTCGCTCTTGAGCAGGTCCGTGCGATCGAACTGAACATTCAGATTCTCCGCGCGGTCTGCAACGGAGAACCGGCGTAGCTACGAGTGACAAAAATCCCTAGTCCGGTCGTTCTTCGGAACGTTCCGTCGAATAAAAAGCTTACTCCCGGTCAGCAGATCTCCAAGCTTATGCAAATGCTGCAGAAGCTCACGAGAGATGAGATTAGTCCGGAGCTCTATCATGGTGTCTGCTCCTGGGTTCTTGACCTGCCTCCGCTCCATCGGCCAGCCGTTCTGCTGTCGACCATCGCACAGACCTTCTACAAAACAACCGAAGAGGTCGATGCGGATCTCCGACAGAAAGACCGACGGATCGAATTCGATGCTCTGGTTCCAGCTTCCGGCTGGATTCACGATTACATTCAGCACACGCGTCAGACTGAACCCCCGACGGTCTTTCATTTCTTCGTCGCCGCGACCGTGATCGGAGCGGTCCTCGGAAGAAACGTCTTCTTCGACAAAGGCGCGTATCAGGTCTTTCCGAACCTCTGCGTCATGATCGTTGCGCCTACGGGCCGTTGTCGAAAAACGTCCGCTTGCAATATGGGAACGAAGATTCTTCAAAAGACCGGCACGACGCTCATCGCGGACAAAACCACGCCGGAGGCGTTCGTCGACGCGCTGAAAGCCCAAGCGAACGCCACAGGCTTGATCTACGCGCCAGAGCTCGCGGTCTTTCTCGGAAAGCAGAAATATAACGAAGGCATGATTCCGCTGCTCACAGCCTTGTTCGACTGCCCTCAAGAATGGATCAGCAAAACGCTTGGAAGAGGAGAGACCGTGCTTACGAACGTCGCGCTTAGCGCTCTGCTCTGCTCCACTCTAGATTGGTTGAAAACCAGCATCCCCGCTGATTCTTTCGGTGGCGGGTTCATGTCGCGCTTCCTCTTCGTGATTCAGGATTCGACCTCACGTTCCTTCCCTCTTCCTCCACCGCTGAATCAGGATGAGAAGAAGCGGCTGACGGCAGCGCTGTCGAAGCTCAAGATGAAGCGAGGAGAGTTCAAGTTCACTCCACACGCGGATACGTGGTACCGCCACTGGTACAACGAGCGTCCTGCTCTTCAGGGAGATAAGCAGTACGCTGGATATTACGAACGTAAGCCCGATCATCTGATTCGTCTAGCAATGGTAATGAAGACCGCCACTGCCGATATCAAGGAGTTCATTCTCACGGAACAGGATCTGATCGCAGCAGAACGAGTACTGACATGGCTAGAAGCCTTCCTTCCTGGAGCCTTCGACGAGCTCGCCAGCTCGGGTGTCGGAGAAGATCAGATCCGGATCCTGCGCCATCTCCGAATGGCTGGTGGGACAGTCGAACACTCGACACTCCTCCGCCGAAACTCCTCCCGGATGAACGGCGAGCAGTTTCGCCGGTCGATGACAACTCTCCAGGATGCGAAGATGGTCGAGTACAACCCGACGAAGCGGGAGTATGTTCTTACGGCAATCGGATGGGGGGAGTAGCCCCCCAGTGACGCAACGCGTCCGTTGAAATGGGACGTCAACTAATGGACGTACGTGGATTTCAAACTCAAACCATGTTAGAATACGATCATTCCCAAGATCATGCTTACGAATCGGGATCCACGAAAGGACCTTAGACCATGACCGACGACTTATTATCATCCGCACCGGCGATGAAGGGAGCGGATAAGTTTGCTTTCAGCTTGCTACTCGCCCTCGGCCTTCTCATCTTCGGAGCCTTCGGCTACGGCCTCTATCTCGTTCTTCCGGCTCTGATCGAACTCGCGAAGAACGGAATCGTTTTCGTAGGCCTGATCTTCGTTCTGATCATTCTGCTTCTCTTCGGATACGAGGCCTTCCTTTCGCGAGACGCGATCATCTATAAGATGCAGAATATCGCACGGAACTTCCGGAAGATGGTCGTCCGAGAGGATCCGGTCGGGGTGCTCGACGGCGTGATTCGCCGACTCTCCGACAAGCTGAACGGCATTGATGATAACATGATCAAGGCCGAAGGCTCGATCAAGCGGCAAGCCGGGAGCATCGCGAAGGCGAAGAAATCTGCAGACAACGAACGAGCTCTAGCCCTCCAAGCGAAGAATGACAACTCCACCCAGGCAACTATCGCCATGCACGCGATGGCAGCAGAACGCTGGGAGAAGACCGCGGAGACGTTCGTGCCGATGAAAGAGCTTCTTTCGAAGATGGCGAGTAGGCTCGTGCAGGCTCGGGATCTTGCGGGTAAC